TTGTATGCAGCCTTGACCATGGGAATATCGGTTATAATCACTGGCATTATCACCCTGTTCAGTTCCATGGGCGACGAGGCGGAGGACGCTGCGCAGGACGTGGACATTCTGAAAGACAGTACTGACGCCTTCAGCAATGCCTCGTCCAATGCCAAGGCGGAAATCGACATGGAGGTAAGTTCGCTCGCCTCGCTTATCAACAGCCACAAGAATGCCACGAAGAAGGTGGACGAGTTGAACAAAAAGTACGGCGAGAGTTTCGGTTATCACCGTACCGCGGCGGAATGGTATGACACGCTCATCGCCAAGAGCAAGGTGTATTGCGAGCAGATAGGCTATGAGGCACAGGCGAAAGTATTGGCTTCCCAAATTGCTGCCAAGCAACTTGAAAAGGAAAGCAAGGAAAGTGAGCGTTATCAGCTCGGTCAGCAGTATTGGGACGGCAACGGCAACATACACTACAACTATGAGAACGCAGCTGGCGGAAAGGACTACTATGACCAACTTGGTGGGCAGATAAACAAACTCACTGGCGAAATCAGCATTTTGCAAAAGCAGTATGATTCCGCCATAGACCACATGGTGAGTGCCCAAAAGAAACTGGATGCGTCAAGGAAGTCTGTAGATTTGTCGCGCAAGGACTTGAAAGATGTTTCAGACCAAGATCTGACGGATAATATCACCCAACTTGAAAACGAGTTGAAGAACACCTCGCGCAGCAATGAGGCAGAGCGCACAAGGCTGAATAAAGAAATCGGCAGACTGAAGGCGGAGCAGAAAAAGCGAGAGGATAATGACAAGAAACAGCAAGGTATCAGCACAACTAAAACGACACCGAAGAAAACCACAACGACATCAAAGGTAACGGCGGACGATACTCCAATAACTGACCCGAAAACACTTGAAGATGTAGGCAAGAACATTTCCATTTATGAGGCTCGGCTGAAGAAGACGAACAAGGAGGACACCGAGAAGATAAAGCTTCTCACGGAACTCATCAACAAATACAAGGCACTTCAGAGAACCATACAGGAGGAGATAGACGCTGCCGACCACACGGTGTCGCTCGACACACTTGAAGGAATAGATGCCGAGATACAGTTCCAGCAACAGCTGCGACGCAAGACTTCAAAGGAGAACCTTGCACAGATAGACAAGGAGATAAAGCGTTTGAACGACCTTAAAACGGCATTCGAGGACAGTTCGCACGCAGCACTTGCCACAGACCAGATACATACCTACGAACAACTTGACAACGAGTTGGCCTTCTATCAAAAGAAACTGAAGACCGCTACCGCCACAGAGCGCATCGAGATACAGAAGCAAATCAAGGAACTGGAAAGGCTTCGTGGCAAATGGGACGATGTGCTTTCTGCAATGGATAAGCCGGCAGCCATCGGCAGTTTGAACTCGATGGAGGAACTTGACAAGGCCATTTCTTATTACAGCGAACGGCAACGTAAGGCTACGGGTGCGGAGGTGGAGAATATCCAGCGTACCATCAACGCCCTGCAAGCCAAACGTGATGCGATGAACCGTATGGTGGACTTGCCAACCATGCAGCAGGAAACAGCCGACCTTGGCGGAATGAGCGGAAAGAAACTGAGAATGGAACTGGAACTCATCGGCATTGAAGGCATCCAAGACAAAATAAGGTCGCTGCAGAAGATGCTCGATGATACCAAGAATCCGCTTGGCGATGAACAGCGTAAGGAAGTGACGAAACTTATTCAGACATGGGGCAACTATGAGAAAGTACTGAAGAAGAGCAGCGTCAAATTCAGCGATGCGTGGGCTGGAATAAAAGGTATTGGCGGTGGTGTCGAAGGCATTACCGAAGCGTTAAAAGGAAACGGCAACGCCTGGCAGACCATCACGGGCATAGTGGATGGAGCCATACAGATATACGAGGGTGTCAATAGTGTCATATCAATCATTGATGCCCTGACCGCTGCGACAGGTATTTCCAATACCGTAACCACGGCAAGCGGAGTGGCGGCCACCACC